CCGACGCCACATAATCATGGTAGTGTCGATGGAATTGACGCGCTTCAGTTTGGGTAGGAGCTTCGATACCAACGACCTACCATACAGACTACCGGCCATCGCTTCCCAGCGGTACCGGATATAAGGGTGCCAACGGGTTGGCCAACGCGGATCGTACGCCCGCGCTCCTCGCTTCTTGGGCGAGTCATAGATCACCTGATCCCCTACCGTGATGACGGTGCGGCCCCGTGGCCACTTGGGATTCGGCTTTCTGTCAAAGATCCTGACTACGCTGTACCCTTCCCATGTCTCCGGGGTGCCTACGTACAGCGAAGGCCCTGGGCCTTCTACGACATCGGACAGGCGCTCCCACCACCACAGCGGGAGGTTGTAGATGTTCGTGGTCCCTGCCTTCTCCAGGCGATCTAGGTACCAGCCGTCCTTCTTCTTCAGCTTCAGGCCTGGGCGGTGCGACCACTTGTCGATCAGCAGGTCCAGATTGGTGTAGAACTCCCGCAGGACCCAGCCCATGTCCTCTCCGTCCCAGGTGTGGACTGAGGGGAGATGCATCTCAAAGGGGCTGACGACCGTAGCGGTGATCTCACCGTACTCTACCTTGTCCGTGTAGACTGGACGGCCCAGTTCATCATGGATAGCCACCTCTCTAGCGATAGGGACTTGGATAGCGGGGCCACCTTCAGCGCCAGGGAGCATGGACACGGCCGAGGTGGCTGTGTCCGGTACTGTCATGCGCCGGGGGTGGGCCTCATCGTAGATGATCTCCAGCCAGCACGCGCCGCAGTGGAGGATGATCCTAGCGATTTCCCTATGCTTTCCAGGCAGTCCCAGGACTTCCCACATGTACTCCATGGTGATCTCTGATAGCTCTGCCGCGTCTTCGTCTTCCGCTCGACCAGAGGTGGACTCGATCCTGGGGATCGGCTTGTTCTCTGTGAGGAGGGCGATGTTGGTTTCTACGTACCTGCCTAGGAGGTCGTTCACAGGCTTCGGGATGTTGTCAGCCGCTTCCTGTACTAGGGATTGAGATCCGTCTGACGCCCTTGACAGGCGTGAGATCATGATGTCTTCTACGTAGTGCCTGCCCAGTGAGAACAGAAAGTTCTCTACCCACTGTACCGTACGGATCCACAACCTGCTGGATCTGTTGGTGTTTAGCTCGTTGACGTACGTGGCCAGGGCTTTGCCGATGGCCTCGTCGCCGTGGGGCATGGCATCTAAAGAGTGGAGGTGCCCACGCTTCAGATTAGATTCTGCTGCTCCAGTCGGGGTTGCTTGTCCCATTAGCTTTCATTGTTCCTATGTAGGCTAGCCGGGGGTTTGTGCTCACTTATGAGGCCCGAAATTAGAAGATCATCTAAATCCTCAGGGGTTCTCAACAGGGAACCTTCCATACCTTGGATGTACAATTCCTGTACCTCCTTGAAAACCCTATTCTTTTCCAGGGTCTCCTCTGAGATCTTCGGCCGGTTAGCTTCGTACTTCTCGTCCTGCTGGTCCAAGTAGGCCGCAGGAGCCCTGACCGAAATCAGGGCGTCCTGCAACTTGTCTACCTGGGACTTGAGTTCAAGGTTGTCGTCCTGAACTGCCCTGAGCTGCTCTCTTAGAGACTCGACAGTGGCCTCTGCGTAAGCTAGCTCCTTTTCTATGTCCCCCTTACGACGCACAGATCAATCCCGAAGCCAGGGGCTGTCTTCCGGGTTCCCGGTGATAACCTCTCCATCGTCCCCGAAGCTCTCTCGGTTCTTGATGGCGGATCCCCCCCTACGGGCGGTTAGAAGCTCATTAGCGATATTCTTGTGAGTACCGCTGTCCTTCATGGCCTCCTTGATGGCTTCCTTCATTCCACCAATCGCCGCCATGTCCTTGCTCTTAGCTTGGCCAGCTTCCCTCTCGATCCTTCGCGTATCTCGGTTCTTTTCCATAGTTGTCTCCTCATAATCCTACCTAATTATAGGAATTTTCCCAACTCTTTGCAGGACTTATTGAGACTTTTGCTCATCCGAGGGCGTTTCTCTCTCGATCAGGCGCTGAATCTTGATCAGGAGAGTGGCGTGAGCCACGCTCTCGTTACCTGCGAGCTGCGCTTTCGTGAGGAAATAGCTGAGTTGTCGTAGTTCTTCGAGTTCAAACATTGATGGTACCTCCCTCTAGTCGAGTGATTTCTGTTTTGTGTGCTTCGATCTGAGCAAGTCTCTCTGCTTCATCCTTAGCCTCTGTTTCAGCTAGCCACACCTCCTTGGCAGGCAGCTGGTTTTCTAGCATCCATGTTGCAACATCTTGGATGCTGTTCGGATCTATCTTGGCTTCCTTCAGCCCTCGGATAGTCCATCTCATTGCTTTTTCTAGCTCTTCGTTTGACAGCATGCTCCCTCCTTATCGAACTGTTCAGTTTCCTTCTAGTTTAGCCAGCGCAGCGCGATGATGCGCGATACGCTTCGCCTTGTCATCTATCAGTTGTTGTGCTACAAACGCTTCCATATCTTCAATGCTCGGAAGTGGGTTGTGTATCACCCAGTTAATAATGGCCGCGGGCTCCCGGCTATTGACGTTTGCCTCTTTCATTTTGGCACCCATGTAATACAGCGAGACTTCCACCTGTGATTTCGATAGTCTTAGTGCTGCCATGTCTTCCTCCTATGCCGTAATCAATCCGAGATTGACTAGGGCTGCGTGAACCTCAGCGATGTTGACCCCCACACCCGTTTGCTGGGGGATGACTTCCTTGTCGTAGAAACCTACCCCTACATAGAAGCGACCTTCACCAGCGATTATCTTGGTGGCATTGAAGTCACCTGTGTGGTAACTAGGCGCCCCGCCCGTGTGGTTGATGAATAAGCCTCTCGTACGCCCAGAGCCGACGTACTCCTCTGTTATCTCGCTGTGGATGCCCTCAAGGTCCTTAGCGAAGGTGTCGTTTTCCAACTGGATGTAGCGATGTAGGCCAACCGTAACCCCAGCACTACCACCCTCGGAGACGAATGTCTGGCCTCGGAAACCGACGAACTTATCAATGATCAGCGATCCCCCTGAGGCATCACTCTTAATCCTGGGGGAGGATGAGAAACTTTGAAGATCACCGATCATGCGTACATCGGAACTGTTCTCATACGTGAACATAGGTTGGTCGTGAACACCTGTGTATAAAGAAAACGCAGTAAACTGTGACACTGCCCCCACGTCGTCCCACACCAAAACATCCGCTAGATCGACCACTTTACCAGACATCACATTGTCATCAAAACCAAGCATTGTATTGGTTCTATCGGTCTTAATCCCGTAAGTGTCAGAGAGGATGGTATTCCCATCTTGAATGAAAGTACCAGAGAGCTTAATCCCCGACTGCTGTGGTGCGACGTTACCTGTGTAGGTGACGTCGGGAGCATGGTACAGTATCGGAGAATCAGTCAAGATTGCTGTTTCATTGTAGGCCGGTGTGAAACTGATCATAGGAGCGAAACCTTGCGTAGGCCCACCCGCTGGGATGTTCGGCCAGAAATCTATAGGCCCATCTATCACTACCTTGAAGTCTTCTCTGGGAGTCGCACTACCTGCCTGCCCTGTGTTGGAGATGACGAGGTTATTTAGCCCATCGGTTGACTTCTCGATCTTCCACGGGTCTGAGTCCGTGTCGCTCTCGCCTATGTAGAGCGCGGTGTAGAAGCTCCCGATGCCCGCTTCCACGCGACCGGCGATTACGTCATGATCAGCGTACAAGTTGCTATCAACCGCTCGGATACCGTCAGCACTGACGCGACCCCTATGGGTTCCAGTACTCGCTATATTGACGGCGAAGTCAACGTTCCCTGTATCTTGGTAGTGCATGAACATGCCCGTCTTGGCGTCGGACAAGAACGTGTACTGTGGCTCACCAGCGGACGCTGCGAAGGTTCCGCCCTGGTTCTGAATGCGAATGGGCTGGACATACTGAGTGTAGGAGGCTGTCTGAAGGATCTGTGCCACACCATTAAACGCGATTCCGAGGTATGTACCGCCATCGAACATCCCGGCAGTGGGGTCGGTCTTGAAGGAGTATGAGGGTGCTGTAGCTTTGCCCTTACCAGAGATCACCTGGGTGTAGAACTTGCCGATACCTGCCTCGACGCGACTTGACTTCACGTCGTTCTCTACATGGAGGTTCTGGTCTGAGTCGAAGTGACCTGCGTATTTACCACCAGTACTGAAGGCGATGTCATCACCAGCGTTCACCTTCTGGTAGATGCCTGTGTTGGGGTCATCCCTGAACCGGATCACAGGAGCGGCGGGTGTTCCGTCGTCGTCAATAGTAAGTGGCTTCCACAGCGTGATGCCACTACTGTACACTGAGAGACCTGCCGATGACCCCGCAGACAGAACAAGCGAAGTCCCAGCCCAGTGAATACCAGTGTCAGGATCAATCGTTGATGCAATGCCGGGAGCGCCCGTCTTGCCAGGACTCACCAGTATGGCACTGGTGCCTTCGTCTTGGACGTAGAAGACGGAAGGCCCGGCGTGGACGCGACTAGCCTTGAGGTCGTTTTGTACGTGGAGGTTCTGATCAGCGTCGAAGTGACCCGCATCCTTACTGCCGGTACGGAAGTACAGCTCGTCAGGCTTCTCGGTTCCACCCCAAGCTATGCCTGTGTTGTTGTCGTACCAAGAGTCCACGCCCAGAGTGGGGTACTGCTGAGTTATCCGAAACTGCTTATAAGTAAACCGATTCCAGTCCACGGTCGCCGTGGATTGTGAACCGGTGACATTCAACCGGAACTTGATCGTGTTGTCACCATCTTCTAGAGCGATCCCGGTCTCTCCAGACACCGTCTGGATTTGCATCTGGTCCGCGTTGACTATGTCGTCTACTATGATTCCGGTGTAGAAGTGACCGATGCCTGCCTCTACGCGACCGGCCTTGAGGTCACGGTGGACGTGGAGGTTCATATCTTCAGCCCAATACCCCACCGATGTACCATCTATACTCCAACCCCAACCATACTTATTGGGGCCTATTCGGTCGTGAACACCGGAGCCGTCGCCTGTATTGAAGAAGATGGAGGGGCTGAACGCGTTCCTCTCATCATCCGGGCGGAACGTTGAGTAGGCGCTAATGTTGACGTCATTGAGGTGCATACAGTTTGTACCGGCGTCGAAGAGGTTGATACCACCGACGAAGACCGAAACCCCTGTGTCCAGCTCACCGGCGATGGTAAGCAGTGGATTCTGCGCGTCACCGACCTTTCCTCCAATAAACTTGCTGGCGTATGGAGGAGCCTGATTCACGTCGCTTGCGTCGTACTCCAAGATGACGGATCTCTCTACGTTTAGATTACCCTTGACCCCTCCTTCAATGTACATCGGAGCGTAGAAGGAACCAGTAGCGGACAGGAGGATCTCATCGGCGTCACTGGTGACTGAGATGGTGGAGTCTTGCGCCTTGAGGGATTTGAACTGGAGGTCTTCATTCACCTTGGCGGACCACACCCCAGCGCCAGCGCCGATGTTGGAGGCCGTGTTCGCCTCACCACCCAGCGTAGCACCACCACCACCAATAGCCACACCAGGGACACCACGGAGGTCAACAGTGCTGTGATGGGTCCACGTCCCACCACCACCGGACCTACCGAGAACCAGCTCGTACAGGAGAATAGCAGTTCCAATATACGCATTAGGAATGTCGTACGTGGTCTTACCAGAGGCATCGGTCTGAGCCGTGCCTAGTGTGCTGTACCCGCCAGATGGAACGTTGATCATCAGGTTCGAATCGACTTGGTTCTCGCTGACCACCATCCAAAGGACAACAGTGAAGTACGCATTGACTGCGATCTCGGTCCCATCAGAGTAGTGGGTGATACCATCAAGATCATCAATCTGCCGGTACGCAGTGTCGCCGTCATTGACAACCCACATACGATCTGAGCCATCTGTGTCCTGGGCCGGAATGTCGTGCCTATGTAGCTGGTACCCTGTTCCTACTGCGGTGTGAACATACAAGCTGGAACCTGGGCTGTTGTCTACTGTCAGGCCACAACCGGTCTTCCACACGGCGGGCTCTGCGCGCAGGCGCTCAGCCAGGGCATGAAGGTGACCACGCTCACCGCGCTCACCGGATCCGGAACCGTGTATTTCTGAAGGGTGGTCTGTCCAGGCATGGATCTTGAGAGCACCATCAGTCTTGACAGTTGGCGCGTCCTGCACCACCACGGAAGCGATCCTGGCGTGGGCGTCGTGAACTCCATCCACGTCCTCCGGCCAATCTCCTGTAACAGAGTGTAGCGTGGCAACATCGCCGGAGAGGTCAACATGGACGAAGTTCTCAGTTGGGCTAATGGCTGAGCCAGCGGTGAGAGTAATGATCCCATTGTCACCACTGATGTCTAGCTCATGGTCTTCTCCGTGGAACTGGAACTTGACAGGGTCGTGCTTGTTTGCACCACGCGAGGTGTTCGTGAGGTAGAACTGGATGCCGGTGTCATCTGCACCAACTACCATACCAACAGCGTAGTCTGCACTCAATCCACCGTCATTCAGCTTGAGGAGGTTCCTAACGCCATCCCATTCATCATCGAAGAACGGCGAGTCATCGTTGAGGGATACCAGCGGTTTCCCATCCCCACCGGTACTGACGTAGAACCGCTGGGAGTCGAACGATACCGCGTTGTCGAAGAAGGAAGCGCCGTTGGCTTCAGACTCCTTGACTGTGATGACGCCAACGTAGAAGAGGCCGGTGCCTGCTTCGACCTTGCTGGTGTGGAACCCGTCACCGTCTATCCGCGCCCCTTCAATACCACCGATAGCAAACCCAAGCTGGTCAGCCTCAGGTTGGAACAATCCGGTGTCGGAGTCAGGGAAGAAGAACAAATCAGGAGCAGCCGCAGTACCATCCGCCATGATCTGGAGGTTCTTAGGTAGGTACACTCT